TCGGTACTGACAGTAAGATCACCCGTGATATTTGTATTCCCAGTGACAACTAAAATATTTGATCCAAATTCATCCACGTAAAGGTTGGAACCCACATCTAGGGTGTGCATAGGGTTTGTATTTAAAACACCTACATTGGCTTCGGTGTAAAGACGACCATATACATGGACGTTGATATTCTCGGATGTGAGAGGTACGATAGCATTACTGTAGGCGCTACTTTCGGTGAATCCCAATACAATTTCATCAGTCTCTTCTCTAAATCCTATAGTGACATTTGAACCTGGGCGACTCATGATAAGTCCCAAATCTAGGGTTGTATCTCCAGATGTATTATTTTTACCCAATTCAATAATAGCATCTTCGATGATGAGATTGTTACTTGTGATTGCTGTTATACCACCCTTTACATCAAGATTTCCACTGATAGAAACACCACCCACCACAACGAGGACATTCGAACCTGTATCATTGACGTAGAGGTTTGAACCAACACTGAGAGTGTGTAGTGGATTTGTATTGACAATACCAACATTCGAATCGGTCACTATAGAATTGTGTGATGTATTATCGAAATACACAGTACTCACGTTAATTACGTTACCACGGATTGCTGCACCTTGGAGTGTGGTTTCAATAATATCGGTCGCCGCTTCACCAGATTCGGTAACCTCTTTTGTCTCTTTATTATACATCAAAAGTACAATGTTGGGGTCGGCATAATCTGCTCTCAAACGAATAGGTGCAAGATAAATCGTATTAGCCGTGTTGGCGTTTAAACTTTCATTACTCGCGTTGAAAACAATTGTATTTTCCGCCTGGTCTTCGAGGGTGTTTCTACCAAACCGAATCTTGGTAGACCGCTCAATAGTCGGTATGTTCTTGACCATTTATTATAACATCGTATTTTAATTTGCATACAGAAGTCCCGCCATACCGTTCTCTATGCGCAATATGTTATAATTAACTGCATAGATTGGGTCATTAATAGGCATACTCTCACTCATGATCTTGGCTGAGTCCAAACGACTAAAGTTGAGAGTGCCCGTGGGTTGGAGGGAACTTGTTGAGAGACAGAAACAATAGAGAAAGAAATCTGGGGAAGTCACGAAATTCGTGTGATAATAACTCATGACATCAATAAAATGGGGCTTACCCCATCTATAGTTGCTCACATCGAGACCGTTGATGTTTAATTTAATTTTATTCAGTGGTGAAGTCAGAGCACCATCAATTGTGGTATCCGATGATGCGAGATACTTTACAGGATGATTGAATGTAAGATCTTGAACAACTTCACCCGATGCGATATTCTTTTGCACTTGGGTGATGAGAAGATCGTGTTTTCGGGAAGCAATGTTACCACGTTCTTCGTTATCTAAATAATAGTAGTTGGCATAGCATTCCACATTATAGTTGGCAGCTGCATTGGCCCAATGAATGCGGATCTCTACATTGTGGTAATTTAGGGCTACAAGTGGTAAAGCGCATTGGGGGCCTTCACAGAAGAAAAACCTGAGTGGGTAAAAATAGGAGCGAGCACTAACACCTGGGTGTGTTCCGTTTGAACTTTTAGAGACATTTTGTGCGAATGTATCGATGGCAATCTTTTCCGTGAAAATGGCATCTTGGCTATCGATGAGGGATCCACCGATATAGAGTTCTACTTTATCGATGATAGTGTCCCATCTCTGAATATCGAGGGCTTGTGCGGTATCATCTATAGTGAAATAGACGTAGCCGAGAAGGTCGCCAGATCGTTCAAATTGAACGCTGGACATTGAATTGTTTTTCACTGCTCCATGGATCGTTTGCTTTTCGATGGATTGTGAAAAATTAGCATGTCTTTTGAATGTTGAACTAAAGAAAGAGATTTCGGGATTACCCATGATGTATTCATCCTGGGCACCGACTGCGATCAATTGAACAATACCAGCGGACATGGTATACTACTCTAAGGGGAGAAAATTACAAATTTGGTTTTCTACACACAAAACGAAGGACTAAGAAGTTTTTATCATCGGCACCCGCACGTTCGATAGTCTCACCATCTTGGTTACGGATAGTCACCGTGAGGCGGTCGAGGCGGCGAATGGGATCAATATATTGTGTAGCGATGGAGTACTCATCCCTAAAGTTCACAACCGCACCAGGAGTACCAGTGGTCGACAGACTCGCAAAAGAACCACGAATCATACTCAAAGATGCCTGTCCATCGTATACATTTGAGGCGCGGTCCGAAAAGATAGAGTCTAATTCTTTGATAGACACGTAGCAATGTTCAGTATCCGCAGCTGTCTTGATACGAGCAGTAAGAAGTCTAGCCTGAACAATATTCTTGAGGGGCTGACTGAGAAAACAAGTAAAAGTATTGGCACTCGCTTGACCAATGGTGTCAATAGTCACAGTATGATACTCATATTTGAGATCGGGAATAGACTCCGTGGGTGAAGTGACCAAAGCCATTTATAGTTAGCTTAGATTAAAGATCCACCAATTCCATCCGCGATCTCATAGTTCGCAAGATCCGAGACGAACTTTTGGGCACCGCAGAGACCACCTGGGGTCAAAGACTTGCTGTAGGCACTACCATCCTTGTAGCCAGGGGTACATTCGACTTTGTTTTCCAGGTCAAAGATGGAACCTTGGCGGATAGGTGTAATCATGATTGGCCTGGGTTGGTAAGCGCTGGTATCACGGGACATCATGAGGGCGACGATGATGAAAAACAATACACCGATGTATGTGAGAGCATTACGATTGGTCTTGTTAAGGTTGAACATTTATTATGTACGTATATTTTTTTAAAGTGCGTTAAAGGTATTTTTTTAGTTTCCATATAGAGAGTAGATGGACGAAGAAATCGTACTCGACCGTGGAAATACAACTGTGATGAAATTAGACGCTGATGAACAGGCGCTCATGGATGAGGTTGAGATCTCGATGCCTCGCCCCAAACCCGTGCCACGCCCCACGCAGCATGCATACCGCCCTCAACCTCAGCAGCACCAAGAGGCTATGGATGCTTTTGTGAATCCCAATAAACAATCGGCTCCTCAGCAGCAGACACAAGATGAAGAGATCGACTATGGTGAGGAGTTATATGATGATGAGGACATGGGTCCAGGTTCCCAGGAAGATCAGCCTTCGAAGGGATATACCTCAGTAGATGAGGAGAAATCCGATCTCCTGAATAAACTTACCCGGTTGGAGAAGAAAGGCTTCGCTGTGAACAAGAGACTGAATGCATACTCTAATGTGGATGAACTCAGGTCAGAGGTGAAGCGGATTACCTATAGCATTGATGTGGAGCAGTCGATCCGTTTCTCTCGACGAATGTTAGTGGCATGTGTGACTGGTTTGGAGTTCCTTAATAAGAGGTACAACCCCTTCGAGATTCAGCTTGAGGGTTGGTCTGAGTCCATCATGGAGAATACCGATGACTATGACGGTGTCTTTGAAGAACTGTACGTAAAGTATCGCTCGAAGGTCAATGTTGCCCCAGAGGTGAAGTTGATCATGATGTTAGGTGGTTCGGCGATGATGTTCCACTTGACAAACAGTATGTTCAAGTCTGTCATGCCCAACATGAACGATGTCATGAAGCAGAACCCTGATCTGGTGAAGAATATGATGGCTGCCGTACAAAACACCACCCGCGCCCCCGGTGGCCCGGCAACAGATGCCCCTGTGGGTGGTACAGGGAATTATGAGATGCAAGGTCCTGGTATAGATATCTCAAGTCTCATGGGTGGGATCATGATGCCCCCCGCACCCCCAATGAACACCACTATGGGTGGCGCCCAAGAGAGTGTACTGGACGACGATGACATGTCCGATATCATGTCCATCTCAGGGGACTCCACCGGTGGTGAGGTCAAGGAGGTGAATGTTACTACTTCTAAACCCAAGCGAACCAGGCGAAAAAAGAAGACGGAAATTAATCTCTAAATACTATATAAATGATAGCGTATTGTCCGCTGGAGGAACTGGAACCTCCTGTCCGACAGCCGAAGCCTGTCGTGAAATCCAAGACCGAGGAGGTGAAGCCTCAGATCGGTCGTGAAGAAACTGAATTGAATTACGTCATCATGGCGTTCATTGTCGGCGTTGTTTTACTCGCCGTCTCTGATACCGTCAGGACGTAAATGTATATTGAATCTACCGTGGGGACACACAATCCCTCATAGTACATTTAGTAATCGAAGTCGTTTTTAAGGATTGTACTGGCCGTACTATCCGGATCATCTGATGCACCCGTGCGCACAGCTGTGAATGCACCACCCTTAGAAGACATGAGCTCCACAGAAATGTCATAGGAATAGGTTATACCGCTACCTGGGGTAGGCTCTACGACCGGTTTAATTAGTACACCGGTTTTCCCCGTCGTTACCGTAGTACTCCATGGATATGCATTTGTACCACCAAATAGATTTTTAGTACCAATTGCTATATCCACAGAAGATGTACTCCCATCGTACGTGCCCCCCTGAACTTCAAGTAGCATAGTGCTCATATTACTGTATCCACTTCCAAATGTTGTATCTATACGTCTAAAAATAGCCACAATTTTTGCATAGAATGAACCTGTACCGAAAACAAGTTGAACATCACCAGATTGGGAAATTCCCCCACCACGTTGGAATGTATATGAATATTTCTTACATGAGACTTGATTAGAAGTTGTGATGACACCACCACCAACTTCAAGTGCCGTATTCGCAGTTCGACCCCCTAAATCAATAGCAACTGCATTACCAAGATCGATGTTCCCACCGACTGTGAGATCATTATCAACTGTGAGGTTACTCGCAATCACAGTCTCTGTAGAACCTGGATTTATATACACATTCCCTAGAGTATCCGAGAGAATGTTTGATGTTCCACCGAGTGTTTTGAATTCAACAATCGCGTTACTCGATGTGTGCTCGATGCGAGCTATCCCGTCATACACATGAAACTTCCTAAGTGGGTTTGTGATACCTATACCCACATTACTTGTATTTATCACGTGAATAGCATCAACTCCAACAGAGTTTTTCTCTGCACCGATTGTTATACCAGCTGTTAAGTGTGTGGAATTTCTAAAACCTCTCACATAGCCA